CAATGCAGCCAATCGATCCTGGATCTCTATTGCAATATCAGGGTGCTTTCTCCAATCTAATAATTCGGCTGCTCTTGTATGAGCGGAGCTTTGACTATAGCCAGCTGCTATAGCGCATTGGGTCGCTGACCATTGACCATATCGGGTGGTATAATTTTCAATAAACTTTTGTTGTATTGGTGTGATCTTGTCTTGATATTTTTTCTCTTCAACTTTCTTTTTCATTTTCTTGCGCAGCATTTTTTCTTTATTGTCTAGCTGCTTATCTATTTCATTTGTCATTTAGTTAATAACCTCACTTGTGGAGCCTTGCCAGATTTCTCTAACAAATGCAGTTGGATTAGATTTTCTTTTTCTAGCTTTCTTAAAGCCTTGCTCTTGGTTTTTGGATCCATACCAAACCCGTGGCGGTGCATCCCGATATTTGAAACCTGGATCCAAGTTTTCTTTTTCTTTGTCATGTAGTGCGGAAAGCCAAGCTGCCATTTTACATATAGATAAATAATTAATCCTGGTTCTCCAGCTGCAGCTCTGTACATCATAGCGATAGCTGGGTTCAGGCCTCCCGCAATAAAAAGTTCTTTTACCTTTGTTTTGTCGATCTCCATACATACCTATCTATTATTATATATTTTATTATTATTTATATTTATCATCAGGTCGGTATTCTTTCCCTCTGTACCCCTGGAAATATTCCCTGGGTACTTATCAACAAGATCTAATATTCTTTGGAATTTTTTCTGCTCATCTTTACCTTGGATCATCCCAGATCTAATAAATTGAAAATCAACATCACAGAAATAATTTGTGCTGCCATCAATATTTAAAATAGTTCTTGATGCATCTAGCAATATTTTTTTAGCTTTAATAAATTCTTTTCTAAAATTTTTTCTATCGAATGTAAGAACAATCCCATCATGTATTAATGCATTAACTTCTATTCCAGCATGCGTAAGATCTATTAATGCTCTTCTCAACATCTCTGATCCGTGCGCCTGAATAGGAAAGTTATAAAAGGTCCTTGGATTATATAATTCGCCAGGTTTAAAATAATATCTCCAGCCAAATTTAGTTTCTGCATAGCCGTCAATGATTGCTTTATCAAACATCTCTTTAGCCCAAGCAAAATAAGTCGGGAATGTATTTTTTATTTTTACAAAAAGATCTTGCCCATAATCAATTATCAAATTCATTCTTTTAGACATATTGATTGCGCCTTGACCATAAAGAGCTGCAAGTGTTGTAGTCTTATAAAGGTTCCGCTGTTCTTTGTGAGATGCTTTTGTTGCATCTTTAGGAACAGCATTATTCATCTTTGCAATTTGAATATATGGATCTGTTTGTTCTACAGCTGCCATCATTTTTGGATCTCCTGAAATATAAGCAGCAATCGCAACCTCTTGAGATCTATAATCAAAATTAACCATTATTTTATCTTTAGGAGCTGCAACTAAATTTCTCATTGCTTTAGGTGCATTGAATGGATGTTTAGCTGTTGATGGATTAGTTCTGCCTGTCTTTAGTCCATACATTCTATAGCTGCATCTGGCCTTACCATCTGGGCCTACGATAAATCCTTTTAATTTTCTGCTGCTAATAAATTCTTGAGCTAATTTAAACTTTCTAATATCAGGATGTGTATCTTTGTATTCCTCTAAAGTATTCTCATCTGTTTTATATTTACCTGTAATGGTTAATGGCCAAACATCTGACAATCCAATTCTTTCAATAAACTCATCAAACTTATGCTGCTTTAAAACATCATTTTCATAAATATCTAAATCTGCATTTAATTCATCTATCATGGTTCGTTTTACATAAGGAAAAGCATCATCAATTCTTTTTAATAAAGGCTGGTTTATATGGATCCCGTTAAACTCAACTTGTGCAGTGCAAGCGACCGCAGCTCCACTGAATAGGGCCTGACTAATTATCATCCGTGGCCCGTCAAGATTTCTAGTTTTTTCTATATCTTCTAATTGTCTTAAAAATAATTCTTTACCAGCCTCAACATCCGAGATGCAATAATTAACAATCGTTTTTAATTGTTCATCCGTATAAGTTTCATTTGGTAAAATTATTTTATTAATGAAATACTTTTTTAGATCCTCTGAAATAGTTTGAATTCCATATCTAGCACAACATGCAAGCAATGAATGTTTCGCTACTTTACCAAAATTTAATTTCTTATCTTCGATAAAAGTATCCCACCAAAATTGAGGCAACTTATTTCCAGCAGCTAAAAATGTGTGGGCCTCTGCAATTACATTATGGGCGATATATAATGTATCTTTAGACGGGTAGGGTAGTTTCCATTTTTTGCCCTCAAAGATATGTTGTTCGCCTCTGGTAATTTCTTCAAAGACAACGCATATTGGATCATTGAGCTGGCCCTCATCTTGCTGACCTTTGAATTCAGTATCTACAACTACAATGTTTTTAAAATTTTCTTTTAAAGTTTCTAAAATCATTCAATACCCCCTTTGTTAATTCTCAATCCAAATGGGGATCTCAACTGTCGGCCATCACAATCTTTGACAGTATTTTTAATTTGCCAATCATCTATTTGCTCAACACGAAAATTGAATTCGTATTCCAGGTAATCAAGCATCTCCCTCATACCTGGATCGTTAAAAGGATTATTAGAAAAGAAGAACTCATTATCATTGGGCTTTCTATGTTCCCCAACAATTTTTATATATTGTCTATGAGGCATTATGATTTAATAACTCCCTTCATAGTTTTTTTCTGAAACTGTGTTTCAAGAACTGTTCCTGAATTTCTGTAAACAGGATGATCAGGGCTATTTATAAATCTTCCTTTAAATGCTTTGTTGATTGCAGTTTCATAATCAATAGGCGGTTCATCAAACACACCCTCTTTAGGAACTGAATCTTGATCATCTAAATCAATATGCAAGTATCTATTATTTGGTTTATCAGATCTGATTTGTGTCCATCTATCAAATGCAGCTCTTGCAATTTCATAAGCGGATATATGCCAGCCGATACCCTCATTTAAATCGTTTACATAAACAACAGGCCAGATAAACAATCTTTTAGATCTGGTTATTCCATACAGTAGATGCGCATCCTGAACTCTTGATAATTTCTCTGCACAAGATGCTTTGAAATCTTCATCTCCTACAATTACATAAGGATTGAGCATACCCTCTGGATCTTTGACTTTTGAGATCATTGCAGGCTGATAATCATCTATGTTGCTATCGCCCCTCTTATAGAGCTTAAACCAATCATCTGGCCCTGGTTTACCTAGATCTACAGTGTCATATCTAACACTAGCTGCGATCCCCTTATTGTACTTATTTTTTGATACGATCTGATCAAGTTTGAAAATATTCGACATAATAATAACTCCTTTGTTTAATGGTTAATTCAAATTATTTTCCTTTTTAGTATTCTTGAGATCTTCAACCTCACGAATTTTGTCTATAGTGCTAATAAGATTATGGATGATCCATTCTTGATCATTGATTTTCATTTTTTGATGATCAACAATCCTCATTAGTTTTTTAATATCTGGCAGCCAATCTTTTTCTTTTTTCATTTAATTATCTACCTTGGTTTTATTAATCTGTTTTGTGAGCTTTTTTTCCCACTGCGCAACTTCTGCATCATCTTTGTCTTTAGCTGCCTGTAGTTGAATTAATTTTTTTTCTATCTTTGCTGCATCCCATAAGAGATCCGTGTTCTTTTGATTTAGCTCTTCAATCTCTTCATCTCTAAAAGAAATAATATTTTTTAATCTTTGATTAGATGCTCTTTCATCTTTAAGCATGGCCATTAATTCTTTTTGATGTGATGTTAGTTTGTCTAATACTGTGTGATGTTTAATATTAGCTTTCATTGCTAACTTTGAAAGTTCTCGAAGATGTTTAACCATCAACTGTTTATCTTGATCAGTAATTTTACTCATCAAGTCCTCGTCTTCTTCTGTAAAAAGTATCAGATCCAAATATCGAGTTTTTATATCTCGGATCATTCTCCACTTGGTAGGGTACAGATCTTATTGGAGCGGGATCGGGTTTAGCTGGTTCCTTTTTAATAATTTTTTCATAAGTATTAAAATCAGGATTTGGAATATTTAAAGGCAGCTCAAGTTGTTTAGATTTTGTTATTGGTTTCTTGCCCAGGTTATTTGCAATCTTTGTAAATGGCTTTTCTTTTTCTAATTTCTGCTGCGCTAATAGCTTTCTCCTTTGTTCAGGATTAGAGGGATAAGTTTCTTTGCTATACTGATCAAATTTTTTAATATTGTTTCGCTGCAATATATTCATTGGATCTCTTCCCAATTTTTTTAATGCAGCATCTTCTTCTGCTATAGCTGCATCAAAACTAGCGCCTAGATCTTTATCAGAATATAATTTAATTCTTCTCAATAGATTTGGATCTTTATCAATTATGTATCCAGGTTGATTTTCTATTGCCTGACTTGCTTTAACTTCTTTTTTAAATGCACCAGGGTTCTTATTTAAAGCTGTTGTATTTCTAACCCAGCTTTTCATACTCTCTTGATCGAATTCTTTTTTTAATTCATTTTCAGTTTTAAAAGTATTACTAGGCGGATCGTACATGACAGGGGAATTGTCCGCTGCTAATCCATATTCTTTTTTCTTTTGATTTTTTCTATCTAAATCTGCATTAAATCTTTTTTCTTCTGCAGCCTTTTGCACCTCTGGCGGTCTAGTATCTGGGCGAACCAAATGGCTCATCATATCTTTGTATTCTTTAGGATTCATTAATCTTTACCCCCGGATCCGAGCGTCATCTTTAAAAGTAAATTAACTTTATCTCGCTCATCCTCTGTGAGTGATGCTAAAGTTTTTCCTGGTGTGAATAGACTAGCAAGATCTATTTCTTTAACTTTCTTTGCGGGATCTTTGTAATCTGAAAATTTTATTATCTTTGCTGACCCACCTGATCCAAGCGGAATTCTAATTATAGCTTTTAGGAAATCTTCCTCTGTTGCACCTGGATTATTTTTCTTAAATCTCTCTAGCGCCTCCGTGTATTTCATATCTCCAAAATCAGATAGATCCTTTTCCTCCGCTGCTGTTTCTGAGGCTAGCTTTATTAGCTCCTCTCTGTCGGATAGATCTCCTTTACTTGGTAAAATTTTTTCAACTGAATCTTTACTTGATTTACTGATACGCATTTTTTGTAGCCTCCACTGCTTTTTCACATTCGATCACATTGTATCTAACCTGGCCCCCAATCTTGTGAGAGGGTAGTTGGTTTTTAATTTGTCGAGATCTCTGTTTTCTAATTGTTGCTGGTTTAAGATTAAAATGTTCGGCGATACCTTTTGTATCTGTCCAAACTGAATTGTTAGGTTTTATATTTGTGTCGCTCATAGCAACTCAAATAAACTTAAATACCAATATTGGAATCCCCGTAAATGATTAGCGGGTAAAAATTTTTTATTTTTTGGGTAGTTTAAAGGTGTGATCTTTACCAGGATTCATCATTGCCTTATGCATAAAATCTACAAAGTAATTCCAGGAATTATCATCTCCATTTTCTTTGTACCATGTTAAAAAGATTTTTTTATATTTAACCATGAACTCTGAATATTTTTTTCTATGGTGTTCAATCAGGCTGCTATATTTTGGAGCCGTTCTATCAACTTTAATTTTCTTCTTTCGCTGCACATTTTCCCAATTAGCACCCCAATGAATATTTTTAGGATCTTTACCTAGTATGACTTGTAATTTTTCTAAATCATTTTTTAGAATTTCATACATAGATGTTTTTGGATTTCTTATTTCTGCATCATAGATCCTTTTAGCCCACTGCATTTTAACATCTCCGATTTGTTTAATAGGGGAATGTTTCCTGATTAGTTTTGCTACATCAGCTGCATTGTAGATCCCATTTTGCTTTGCGATCTTCTGTATTCTTTTCCAATCTTCGAATTGTTTTTCAACAAAACTTTCAAAGCTCTTAGTTGCTAAGATACCTTTACGCATTTAATAATAACTCCTGAATTGAGTACTATTAAATCAGGCCTCTGGGATCAAGCAAACAATTTAAGAACACCCCGCACAATTATGCTTTAGCTCGGGCAAGATAAGATCCAATAACTTCTGATTGTTTCTGTAAATGTCGCTCGTTATACTTGGCATATCTTTCAACCATTTTATAAGTTTTCCATCCGCCCTCATCTTTAACAAGTTTGATATTTCCATTTGATGCAATCAAAGCAAGACAGGCCCAGGTATGTCTTAGCAGCACAAGTTCCTCAAGTCTTACTCCAGCTAAATTACAAACTTTGACCCAAGTCTTTCTAATATCTTGGATGTATGGTTTTTTAGATTTTCTTGTTGCTGGAAATAAATATGCAGCTTTAACTGTCTTTGCTTTTTTACCTCTATAGTTTTCTTTATTATATTTCCATAGCTGACGCAAAACCCATCTCGACATTTTGTTAATTGAGAATTGAGATTTACCTGTTTTAGTTTTTGGTAATCTTACTTTGTTAGCATCCCAATCAATCTGGCTCCATTTTAAATTTAGGATCTCTGACTTATATCTTCTACCGCAATATAAATATAATAGGATCGCCATTGCTGCTAAAAATACTCTTGGTTGTTTTTTAACTATCTTCATTGCAGCTTTTCTAATTAATCTCCATTCAACTAGTGAATAGGGATCAACATCATCCAGCCTATCGCTTTCCTCATTCTTTTCAGATTTTTTGAACTGACAAATATTTTCTTTAATGATCTTCTGTTCTAAAGCCCAATTAAAGATAATTGACATATCATCCAGGGTTCTATTTGCCTGGTATGTTCCAGCCTTTGATATTGCTGCGTGCCATGCTGAAAGATCGCTTTTTGTTATCTCTACCATCTTCTTAAATCCAATCTTAAGATCTACATAATTAGCAGCTATAACTTTGTTTGTACTAGCTTTGTATGCTTTCAGGTGGATCCAATTTCTCAATCGCTGTTCAGTGTCCTTGATAGTTGATGCAGCAAACCTGGTAGATTTATACAGATCTTTTTCTTTCCATTGCTCAACAACTTCTAATAATGTTTTAGCTTTCCGTCTTTCCTCAAGCACTGCTTTTGGATCCTGGCCCAATTTGATTGCATGTTTAAGATCTTCAACTAAAGATCTTGCAGTATCAACTGACATCTCTGGAAAGTATCCAAGCGTATAGTAAACAGTATTAAATCTTTTTTTATTTTTTAACTTTCCTGATGGTGTGTATTGATATCTCCAAACAATAGATCCGCCTGGATTTAATCTGCACCTTAAACCAATCTTCTCGCTGTCATTTACTGATTGATAAATATAACCTTGACCATCTTCTGTTGGTATTGGTTTCAGATATTTTTTTATAATTGTATTTGTTAATTTAATCCGCCCTGTACTTTTATCATTTTGATCTTTTATAAAAAAATCTTCTAAAGTTTTAGGTGGTTCGTTGTGTCCAATCTTACTCATAATAATAATAACTCCGTTGTTTAGATTTATATAAATTGAAATTTTTATCTGTCATTGCCCGCTCTTGATGAGAGGGTAAGATTAAATGGCCAGCCGTGCACCAGCCGTGCATGAAAATTATGCAGCTTAAATAACCAGCCGTGCAATAGCCGTGCAAAATGTTCACAAATGTACTCAAATAGCCACCTAATCTTTATTGCTTTCTAAAAATTTCTGTTGTAAACACTCGCTGTATTAAGGTTTGGGTGGTTAGCTCAGTTGGTAGAGCATCTCGTTTACACCGACCTAGGTCTAAAAGATCAAACAATCATTTAAACAAGTAATCACAACATTAGTAGGCTACATCAAATGGAATCACTAATCAAGCCAGCCGTGCAATAGCCGTGTAAAAAGTTGTTCTAGGTACAATTCGATCAAGGTTTACTTGATTAATTTACCCGTGAATATTGACGAATATGCGGGTAATAAGGCGCATAAATACTAGCCTTTTATTGTGTAAAAAAGAATCGTTCAGGTTGTATCGGGGGCGCTGTTGCGCCCATTATTAATTAGATAAAATGGAGCATTGCTGTTGCAATGCCCGCTGTCTTTCAAGATGTTGCGGGTATAGCTCTTAAAATGGCTGTATATCCGTTTAAACAATACTTTAATAGGGATCCTAAAGCATGCTTTCCGAATTTTGAATAAGTTGTAATAACCAATGCCATTGCTGGTATTAGGTTCCCTGACAGTTAGCTGTAAAGAGTATGTTCTGCTCTGTCATAGACAAAAATAAATCTTTGGTTGTAGGTACCCTAGATAAAAAATTTTTTTTGCAATTCAGAATCTTTGCTCCTATAAAGTCCTATATGGCATCTTGGCAAAACTCCTCTGGAAAAGAAAATCATAAATCCCTGTTCGATAATACGAGCCATGATAGATGCATAATGTGCAATCAAGATCGTACAGAAATTGCCCGTACTGACTTTGTAATTATGTTCAGTGAGTTTGAATATAATAAAGGTTCGATCTGCAAAACTTGCTATCACGCAAACGCAATCCAAGTAAAAGCTGTCTAGTTAGAATATACCTTTAGCCATTGGGAATGAACATCAACAGCTAAAGGGGAATTATTATTAATGATTTGTATATAGCAATTCCATATTCCTGGTTCAATGACCTAATTCCAAATATAGTTAAATCTAGTGCAATGTAATAAATATTTCAGGTATCAGGCCTCAAGCAATTTAATCAAGGCCATTTGACCACGGACATTGGATTAGGCATAACCCCCTCAGCCAGCCTCCCTGGAAAACTTTTAGTCTTCATCATCTGGGTACAATTCATCCATTAAATTTTTATGGCTTTGTTCAAATAGATCCTTGCTAGGGAATAGATCTTTCATTTTCTGGTGCAAGTCATCCTCTGAAAGCTCCTTTGTTAATGTTAAATTTCTTTCAACATATAGCCCAGCAACTTTGCCTCGTAATTCCTCTGCTTTATTAGCAACTCCATACATTCCTTTATCCATTGATGCATCTCTGATTTTAACTAGCATTGCTAAATGTTTATCTCTGTTTACATCCCAGGCCTCTCTCAATGCAGCCAATCGATCCTGGATCTCTATTGCAATATCAGGGTGCTTTCTCCAATCTAATAATTCGGCTGCTCTTGTATGAGCGGAGCTTTGACTATAGCCAGCTGCTATAGCGCATTGGGT